GTTGGCCGAGACTTTTATTACATAGACACAGGATATTTCGGCAATGGTCGTAAAAAAATCTATCATAGAGTCACGCACAACGATGTACAAAACTTTGGCCCCATAATTGAACGACCTGGTGACAGGTTTGGTGCCACCGGTGTAAAATTAAGAAAATTTAGAGGCGGCCAGAACATATTGCTGGCCCCACCCAGTCAAAAACTATTGAATATCTACGACATCAATCTTGAAGAATGGTTGGCAACAACACAAGAAGAAATCAAAAAGCACACAGACCGACCCATTGTGCTACGAACCAAACAAGGACGTAGTGTCAGGGTAAATGAAGACACTATGGAAATGGCCCTGGATCGTGATGTGCATTGTTTGGTCACATTCTCCAGTATTGCTGCCGGAGAAGCATTATTGCACGGCAAACCTGCTATCACACTAGGTCCCAATGCAGCCGCCGCGTTGTGCAGTCAATCAGTTGCTGAAATTGAAAATTTAAAAATACCCACACTAGACGAAGTAGACGCCTGGGCACGACACATGGCCTATTGCCAATTTACTGAAGTAGACATGCGTGATGGCACAGCCTGGCGCATACTGAACGAACATGCATGATGTTGTTGTTTATCTAAGTTCGTTACAAAAACAAAGTCCGGGTAGAAAAGTTGATACCTTGACAGCGTTTGCTGATGGCGCACGATCGCAAGGTGCCACAGTACACTTAGAAACACAAAACACATACACTCCTGCAAAGTTAGCAGTAATATTAGGGTGGGCCAGCCCTCAACAACACACACCCAACATAAAACTACGAGCACACATAATACAACAGCAACAGCAGTTGAGCAATCACACCATGTGTATTGATGCAAATTGTTTTAAATTTGCAGACCATGACAGTCGGTATTTGCGTTACAGTATAGGCAGTCCTTTTTACGACACTGGTAACTATGCCAATAAAAATTCAGACTCTGCCAGATGGCATCAATTGTCAAAAGATCTTGGAGTCGGCGTACATGATTGGCGCCTAACTGGAAATTACATACTGTTGCTGATGCAACGAGACGGTGGATTTACCATGAAGGGTCTGCATCCACTGGCCTGGACCGAACAAAAAATAAAACTCATACGGCAACACACTGACATGCCCATTTTGTTACGCCCACATCCGGGAAAAATGGCCGATCCAACTGCTTTGATACAACCCGGAGTCACAGTGAGTGATCCAATCCAACGCTCGTTACTGAAAGATTTGAAACATGCCGCTGGTGCTTTTGTGTTTAACAGTAGCAGTGGTGTTGCCGCAATACTACGCGGAGTTCCGTTGTGGGTAGATGATCCCAGTAGTGTGTGTTGGCAAGCGGCCAATACAGATGCTGGCACAATTCACAATCCTGTGATGCCTGACCGCACACAATGGTTGAATGAGTTGAGTGCATGCCACTGGACTGATGAGGAAAGTCGGCAAGGCTTGATCTACAAAAAATTCTTACCTTATCTTGTTTAACAAGTCTAGACTGTGCTGTGGCAATGCATTGACATTGTCTTTGATATTTTCTAGACTGGCAGTTCTTGCACGTAACTCGCTTGAACTGTACACATGTGATCTTTTGTGATAGTGTAATTCTACGCCGTTGTCCATGCACCATTGCTTGCCGGTAAAATCTCTATGGAGATATTCGTCGCTAAGGAATCTAACGTGTATGGTTTGAGTTTGCAACATCTGCATCAAATCAAATTCTGTATCGTACACCAAAATTTCATCCACATATCTGCAGGCTTGTAATTGTACATAACGTTCGTATGTGCTTTGTACCGGTTTGTTTTTGATACCGGGACGATCAAGTGTGGGATCTGTTTGTAGCGCCACAATCAAATAATCACACAGTTGTTTTTCCATTTTTAACATTGTGACATGGCCGGCATGCAACAAATCAAAACTACTGCAATTAAATCCTATCTTCATACCTGGTACCAATCGTTGCATCTGGTATCTGCATCTCTAAACCACCAATATAAATCAGGACCAGTCCAGTCACTAAACTGTTCTTGATACCATTCTACAGTTCGATTATAGTTGATATAAGCAGTATCATATATGCGTTTTTTACTCTTGGGAGGAGAACTGTGCAGTCCTATAAAAACAAACTTGGTTGCATAGTTCATGAATTTGTGTTTAATCCAGGCAATGTCATCATCAGGAATGCTGCCAAGTACCTGTGTGCAAATAACAGCATCAAATTTTTGTCCAACAGGTTCCTGATCAAACTCTGGCACACAGGGATCATATTTGTAGACTGATTCAGCATTGATTCGAGTTTGAAAATTCATAGGCTCAGACATGATGCTATGCGGCAATCCATATGATACAACATCAATATATTGCTGACCTTTGCCACAACCATAATCTAATACAGTTCGGGCGGCATACTGATCCATGAGAAATCGTATGTAATTGTGATAGTTCTTGCTGTCGTTGCCGGCCCAGTTTTTAGGATTGCTTTTTTGAAATTGTTGACCAAGTTCTACGCTTTGTGAATAATATGCACTTGGCATCACAGTTCCTCTATAAGTTGTTTGTTGTTTGCTACCCACTGTTGCGAATCTACAGACTTATGATATTGGCTGGTCCAGTCGCTGTATATTTGCCAGTTATTTGGCTCTGCATATTCATGTCTAATTAGATACATTTGACAACTAACTTTAACTGCTCGTGCACCTTCACCTAAAATATACTTAAACATCACATTACCACTTTTTTGTTTTGAGGGTGCATTTACTTTTGCTAATACAATTTCTGTAGAAGCGAGCATAGACTTTCGAGATATGATTAAAAAATCAGGAACTTTTTTTTCTACGGCTTCTGCTCTTGCGTATAACTTGTCACAGCAATTTAAAAAGTCTAGCCCCATAAAAGAAACATCGGTGTTGCCATCTATAATCTCATCAAGCTCTTTTAGCACAACCTGCATAGAATTTTTTGTAAACCAAATGTCAGTTCGTATTTTAATAATAATATCTTCAGTAACCTGTTTGTTAGCCTGCACAAAATCCCATAACTGAATTGCACCACTGGTATTATAAGGACAGGCTGCATCACTGGAGTTCGATCTGAATCTATCAGTAAACTCTCCCATATTTAATCTTTCACCTTTTGCAAAATCATAAATTGTTAATTCATATTTTGTTCTCAACAGATTAAAAAGTTCTTCGTGGTTAGATTGGGAAGTTTGATAAAATCTTCGTTCGCCAATATATGCTATTCCAATTGCCATCTTTTGTTTCATAAAAAATCTTTAAGGTTATCGTGATCGCGTTTGATATTTATAGACACTGCTCTAGGGTAAGGATTTGCCTCGTTGTAGTCGTTAATCAAGATACGTTTAGCATTGGATAGCCCCGACAGTAATTTAAAATTAACAAATCCTAATTCAGTTAACATTTTTTCAGTAATAGCATGGTGCTGAGCAGGTCGGGCTGTCGTAAAAATAATTTCACTGCCTGTTGCTAGTAATTTTTTAATTGCTGATATATTTTGTTCTAACGCTACTGGCGTGGATCCTATTTCTGTTCTAGATTGTGCTTTGATAATAGTTCCATCTATATCACAAAAAAGCACAGACTTGTTGTTGTACTCAAACCAATCGTCGGCGGTGCCCACATCAACATAATTGTATACTGTACTTTCTTTGAAAATAACTCCTGAATTTAAACATTCTTCAATAACATGACTAACAAATATTTCCTTAACGTGAGTATTTTGTAATTTATCAAATGCAGATATAAACAAATTGGCAGATTCAAATTTGTAACCGCCTACACAAAACTTATCCGACACAACTTGCTTTTCAATGATGCCGGTGATGATTCCTTGATCATTGGACACTATAAAACTTTTAGACGCTAATCTTTTTAGTATTTCGTGATCTTTTATGCTAGAAACACAGACATAATTTCCTGCTTGATAGTCATGATCAAAGAAACTGTCACAGTCTTTGATTAAAAATTCTTCAGTGGTCAATCCTGTTTGTTTTAAAATCTGATAAACAGTATCAGCGGGACCGGTTGTTTGTGCTTCTAGTACTACTACTTGTATAGAATCTCCATATTCGCTTTTGATGTATTCTGAGGTATTGTATGTGTCGTTGTGCTCTTTCAAAATACCAATGGTAATGTTGTGTTTGCCGATAAAGGACTCCAAGGATTGCTCAAACATCATCCGGCCCTTAAAATCGGACAAAGTATATTTTGGCCGCATGTTGGGAAATCTTGTTGACAAACCAGCGGCTGGCATTATTATTTCCATAATGATTTAATTCCTTTTAATAAAAAATTTCTCTCAAGAGTATCAGGTTGACTGCGTCGATACACTCTCAACAACATCAGAATCAGCAAGTGGTCATTGTTTGCCACTGGATATTGTTGTAATATTTTTTGTTGTATGTGTTTTGTTTTAACATTTAGCATGGCGTTGTCTTTTCTAGTAAACCAGCCCAGTTCTAAATCTTGTCTTAACTTTGCAATATCAAATATGTATGAGTCGTATTCTGTTGTTGCACAATCTAATAGAAAAAATCCGCGATCAGTAGTAAAAATAATATTTTCTAATGTTAGATCTCCATGATAATTTGAACTTGGTAATATTTTAGGAAGACGTTCTAACAACTGTTCACGAGTAAATGGCATTTCATCAACGCTAATTTCTTGTAATTTT